CCAATTTTACTCTTTATTATAGTTATAGTATCGAGTAAATCTTTTTCCTACAACCTACATCAGATTTGCTACTTGTACACGGCGGTAGTACATATTGCGTGCGCCAGCACCTGGGTTGGTCAAGTCGATTACGCCCGTGCCATCTGTTGTGGCGAACGGGTTAGCAACCATTCCGTACCTGGTTTTGAATCCAATCTTGGGTTGAAAAGTCTGCTCACCAACCGCACGAACCATCTGCAACGGAACGTAAGGACAGTAGAAAAGACCAGCGTCATAAGGCGATGTGCCCTTATACCCAACAACAAAGTACTTCGTAGCAGTGCTGTTGTTAGCATACGGATCAACATAGACTTTGAAACGACCATTGAGTGTGCCAGCAAACGTGGAGCCTGTGTCATCAACATTCAAGTTGTTGGACAGACCTGTCGCGTTATCAAGCATACCGGCCATGGACAGAGCAGAAGCAACGTCCGCATCACAGATAAGGATGTTACCTTTTCCGCGACGTGTATCCTGAGCAATGACGTTAGCATCACGCTCAATCTGGAACATCATGCCTTTGAACTTCTCAACAGACCAACGACCGTTGGAATCTGTATCGAGGTCGAAAGTACCGGCTGTAGCTGTGTTAGTCTGGGCACCATTCTTCGAGGAAGAATAGATAGTCCGCACGACTTCACGGTTAATTTCAGCCAGGATCTCAGTGCTCAAAATGTTAGCAAGCTCTGTTTCAGCGTCAAGACCGTGAATCGCTTTAAGGTCCTGAGCAAGTTCCATCGTGTATTCGGCTTTGAGGGCTCTGGACGCTGCTGTGACCGTAACCTTATCAATGCTGAATGCCATCTCTGCAAAGTTGTTGTTAGATGTGCCATCACCCAAGGCTTCTGCCTGGGCTGTAGTCATACCACCGACTGTGATGTGAGCAGACATATCGGAAAGAACATCACTTCCGGTATGGTTACCCTGTAGCGCACTGCCGACGTTGTCAGCTGAGAAGTCGGTATCGGCTTCTGACGTAAACGCTTCTGTGCCAGCCTGATTGGTGTAACGTGATTTCATCGCAAAGATGAGACCTGTGGGGCCAGACATAGGCTGGACACCGCAAATATCATAAGCGATGAGGTTGGGCATTGACCGTCGAATCAATGAAATAAGGATAGGATCCCAGTTCTGGACTTCACTACCTGTATCGTTCGTCGGGGCTGCCTCTGAAAGGAATGCTCTGTCTTCCGACATCGCTCGTTCCTGGTTTTCCAAAATTACAGTTGTGACTGCTTTCTTATAAGCGTCTTTGATCTCGGGAAGATCGGAGTGCTCTAGTACCGGCTGCCACTTTTCCTGTAGTTGTTCTGAATTGAACATTATTAATATCTCCTAAATTTTAGTACTATTTATATTAATTATTATTTCTGCGCACGCTTTGCTTCTTTACCGATTGCAGTCATATAAGCAGCCATATTTGAGCTAACATCACCCACCTCATTATATACCGGTGCTGCCTCAACTTCGTCTTCCTTTACTGTCCGATGAAAATAACTTTCTTTAACCGTAGTCAACTTCTTACGGTAATCTTCGCCACTTTCGTACTCAACACTTTCAGCTAGTCCAACAAATTTTTCCACTTCCGTATCCGCTAGGTCGGAAGCCACATCAATAAGAATTTCCTGTTTCTCCAACTCACCGACTTTCTGAGAAAGTTCAATATTCTTTTCTGTCTGCTCATTCAGCCTGGCTTCCATTTCGTCAGCCTGCTTCGCGGCAGCATCAAGAATATCATACTGCTCTTCCGGAACAGTGATGTGGTGTTCTTCAAACAGGGCTTTAAGGCCTGTAATGAAATTCTCTGTGATTTCTGTTTTGAGTTTATGCTCAATTGCGACTTCGTTCTGCTTCATCCACTCTTCCACAACATAAGCAAGATAATTATCTACCTTGTCTGTTGTCTCGGAAAGGGCTTGAGCAACATCAACTTCCAGTCGTTGTGCATATTCCTCTTCAAGCTTAGAAATTTCTGCTGAGACTTTGGTCTTAACCGCTGTCTCGAAAATGATAGCTGCTTTGTCTTTGAATTCCTCTGAGAGTTCTTCGCCGTCAATTAGGCTGCAACATCTTCTTTTACAGAAATCTTCTTCATACGCTCTTCGATTTCTTTCTTCTGGGCTTTAAGTTCTTCTAGCTCTGCATCATCTTTAGACTCAGAAACTTCTTCTTCATCACCCTTCATGGCTGCGCTGATTTTCTCATGCACGGCACCAAGTTGGGCTTTGTTAAGTTTACTAAGGCTTTCCATCTGCTTCGCCAGATTCTCAAGCATTTTTGCCTTGGTCATCCGGGCTTCCTCTAGTTGTGCTCCATCGTGGTCAATTTCATCGCCAGCAGCGAGTTTCATCTTTTCACCTGGAGTAGCAGTTGCTGAACTTCCTTGAGTAACTTTAGGTTCACTGCCTGCAGAATTGGTAGGTTTGGCTTTCTTCGCTTTATCAGCAGCTTTCCCCATACCTGAATCTTTATCTTCGGGGCTCGTTACAGCTGCTCCCAAATCTTCTGAATCATCAGACAGTTCCGATTTCTCGCCACCACCGGCAGAAAGTTTTTTCGCAGACTTGGCTTTATCAGCCGCCTTTGAAGGATCAGATCCTAAATCTTCAACCTCCGTTAAATCTTCGATTTCCTTTTCCATCGCAGTAACTTCGTCCTCAGTTAGTTCCGCATCTAGAAGCTCTTCCAACTTTGTGTTAAGTTCTTCTGACATTTTGGATTAGACTCCTATATTCGTTTTTTATTATTTATAAAAATTATAACTTTGAAACAAAATCTTCCCACGCAGCCACCTCGGCTTCACCACGGTTTATACGCTTGGCTTCAATTTGCTTTCTATAATTTTCAATTTCTACTTCTTTAACGATACCATTGTCCCAAATCCACTCCTTACCTTCCATGATGCCTTCCACGAAAGCATTAGGAGCAGAGGGATCTGCTACGATATCAGCAGCAGTGGCGAGATAAAAGTCATCCCTTACATACTGCGCACCACTTTTAGGCTCTAACGAACCCATACCTCTAGAGGAAACACCCAGTTGGGCACCT